GTGGCTCACTACCTCCAACAGGTGGGGATGCTGACCTTCAGCACCTCCGCTCTGTCCACCGGTGGTGCCGTGACCTGGGGTGGCGGTGGCGTGGGCATCACCCAAGCCGAAGCCCCCTACTTCGCCGGTCTCCGCGTGGTGATCGACGACCAACTCACCTACCTGGCTGGCGGTACTGCCACCCATGCGGTGAAGTACCCCGTCTACCTGTTCGCCTCGGGCGTTGTGTCCGAAGGCATCCAACAGGATCTGCGTCTGGCCGCCGACCGCAACATCCTCTCCATGCAGGATGTGCTGGCTGTCGACTACCACTACGGTTACCACGTGACCGGCACCAAGTGGTCCGACGCCGGCGACAACCCGACCAACGCCTCCACCTCCGGCAACCTGGCTAACACCGGCAGCTGGAGCCTGGTGTACAGCGCCGCCAAGCAGGTGCCCATCTGCCGCCTGCTGGTCAACACCCCGTTCGACACCACCGCCTACTGATCCTTCAGCCAAGGCATCAAAAAAGCCCCCACACCGGGGGCTTTTTCTTTTGCCTCACAACCCCAACCGTTCCTTCTCCTGATTCTCAAACACCAAATACGTATCCATCGTGCTCTTGTACGACTGGAGCATCAACTGATGGATCACATCAAAACTCACCTGCAACTTTTCCCGAATTTCCGCCTGGGTCAACCCTTCCTCTTGCCAAAGCCGCCGCACTTCAAGTGCCACCGGCCCCAGCGTCCTTACTGTCTTACCGGGGTATGCCGCTTCGTCCACGGTATCTAGGGTGACTTCTGAAGCAGTCTTGCGCGTAGCCATGAAAATGGTCCGTCTTTTCGTACTACAGGATAACTCCCGCCGCTTTATTGACGTACCTTATGGCCAACACACCGAAGTCCAAGCCGACTTGGAAATGGAAGGCGCCAAGGTCTATCACGCCGCTCTCCTCAGTTCTCCACCTAAATCAAGAAAGTTTCTGACTGGAGCTAAACTCAAGAAAAGACTGTATTGAGCCGTGGCTGCCACAATCGACGCCACAGTTGGTGGAGCCTCAGCCAATAGCTACGTCACGCTGGCTGCTGCCAACACGTATTTCGAGACGGTACCAGATTCCAGTACCTGGACCGACAAGACCGACGACCAAAAAAACCGCGCTCTCATTTCTGCTACCCGCTGGATTGATGCGCTTAGCTTTTACGGCGACCGTTGCGCTGACACTCAAGCGCTGAAGTGGCCCCGTGACAACTACACCGTGGACGGCATTGACCTCGCCTGCACTTTGATTCCCGGAGGTATCAAGACCGCCACTTATGAGCTGGCACGAGCCCTAGCCAATGACACCGACGCCATCACCGGCAGTACCGGCACCACGGGCATCTACGACCAAGTTGAACTTGGCGAACTAAAGGTCAAATACAACAAAGCCAGCCAAACCAGCGGAGTTATCAACAACGTTTTTGACGTCTACCCCTGGCTCCAGGCTTACCTCGGCCCGTATTGCATGGGTGGCGCCGCCAACTACGCCGTCCGTCTATTCCGAGGTTGATATGGGCCTAATTGACACAACCTTCGCCCCCATTCCAACCTCACTCCTAGCGGACTGGGGCCAAAATATAACGTACATAAAAACCACCACTCCGCGCATTTACGACCCCACCACCGGCGCCGTCACTGGAGCAGATACTCCCGTAACTGTAAGAGCCGTAATTAGCCGCGTTACTTCACGCGAATCCGAAGGTTTATACCAAGCAACCGACGTCAAATTTATTTTTGGTTCCGAAGAGCTTGGAACGTACTATCCAACCGAAGCCGACCGTATTCAGTACACCCAAGCCGGCATCACTCGGGAAGCCAAAATCCTCAACGTCAACACCTATCGGGGCGATAATCCCGTTCTCCACATTGTTATTGCGAGGCCCCAGTAATGGCACGTCGCCGCAATGACTTTATGCGTCTAGCTAAAAATATCGAAGCTGGATTTCTAGCTCCCTTCATTATTGGTGTAGCTCGCAGTGCAGAAAATGTCGTTCTACAACTGCAAGAAAAAGGACCTGCCTGGTCCGGCCAATTCTCCAATTCTTGGGAAATTGCAACCCCCAGCAAAATATCCACTGGTACAGGCGCTAGTGGCGAACCGCAACGCCTAAAAGCCCCTGTATTGACGGTCGACGAATTTAAGTTCAAACCGGAAATTAAATACTACATTGCAAATAAAGCTCCCCATGCAGATATTGCGTTGGATTTAGTGGAAAGAACGTATCGCTACCCAGGCTTTGAACCCGTAAAAAGTGCTGAAAGGGGCAACCGTACCAGTGGCCGACGTGGTGACCTAGCAATTAACGCTACTGGCCCTAACCGCAGCACCGCCCCATTGGACTGGTACGTTACCTACATCAACGGAGGCGGTATTGATAAAACCATCAGCTTGTACATGGACCAAGCACTCCGTAATGTAAAGTTATGAACTACCAAGCTATCCGAGCCGCCGTTGAAAACCCGCTGCTGACCGCATTTAATGCCCTTGTACCAGCAGTCCCGGTCTACTTCGACAACATCACGGCCGTCCCTCCAAATACAACAACCGAATACGTGCGTGTAAACGTCACCTTCGGTATTACCAACGAGCCCATGCTCACGACCAGCATGGACAATGCCCGTGGAGCAATCGTCATCCGCATCTTTACCGAAAAGGGTAAAGGCCCTGCCCGCAACCAAACGCTTCTTACAACTGCGGTAAACGTGCTGGAAACATTGAACGCCGCTGCTAAACCAACTACCGGAGTATTTTTCCGTGTTGGTGAAATCAACGGCCCCACATTTTCAGTCACAGAAGATGCCCCACATTTTGTGGGTCGGATAGATACTTCCTACGTTGCAACTGTTCTGTCCTAGTTAGTGCTTATAGCAGGCGCTAACCTGTGATAAGCCGGGCAGTGCCCGCCCACATACCGTTCATTGGTACGCCCCTATGGCCACCACCGTTCTGTCCGGCACGTCCGGCGCTCTTTACTACAAGCCCGCTGGCACCACCGGTTCGTTCGGTGAAGCTGGCGTCAACACCGGTACCGACACCATCACGGTCGAAACCTACCTGAACTTCAAGGTGGGCGATCCCGTGAAATTCAGCGTGATTAACAGCCAAACCGGCGGTTCCGGCTCTGGCACGCTGCCTGCCCCACTGTCCGGCGCAACCACCTACTACGTGACTGCCTACACCGCCAGCACTGGCGCTCTGCAGGTGTCCACCACCGCCGGCGGCACCGCTGTTGACCTGACCGACGACGGTACCGTCGCTGCTCCTAACCAATTTCAAGTGGCCTACGCCGACTTTGCCGTAGTTGGCCAAGTCCGCGACTGGAACTTTGAAATTAGCCGCGCTGAAATTGATGTCACCACGATTGGCCAAACCCCCGGTCAGTATGTGCCCTTCCGCAGCTACATCAGCGGCTTCGGTGATGGCACCGGCACCGCCACGGTCTACATGACCAACGAAGATGCCGCTCTGTCCAACCGCATGATCCAGGACGTGTTGCAACGCCAGCAAACCGGCGCTGCCTTTAAGTTGTATACCGACCGCGTGTTCAGCGGCGGTACCCTGAGCGAAACCCTCAGCCGTTCGATCAGCTTCGATGCCGTGTTGACTTCCGCCAGCCTAAAGATTGATCCCGATAGCGCTCAATCCGTTGATGTTAAATTCCGTCCCGCTGGCACCCCTAGCTTCGACTTTAGTAAGTCCTGATAGTCTGCAACCGGACGAAACCCGCAGCCCCGGCCTTACCGCCGGGGTTTTTTATTTCTAATCCGCTACAGTAGTGCCATACCCAAATTTCTGGTATGCCAGTTCCCGTCCGCGCAATCGACCGACTCCGCAAGGCCGCCAACTTGGAGCCCGTCAAAAAGATTGTTGAGCTGTCTGACGGCAGCAAATTTGAAATGTGGGTGGCACCCTTGACGATGGCTGAGCGCGAACGCGCCCAAAAACAAGCCAAATCCGACGACGCCAACGCCTTCGCACTCCAACTGCTGATTGCCAAAGCCCTCGACGACACTGGCGCCAAACTCTTCAACGTGGGTGAGGTTGATGTGCTCAAAAACGAAGTCAAAGACAAGGATCTACAAGCCTTGATGCTGGCAATTTTGACCGACGACTCCGAGCCCATCGACCCAAAGAACTGAGCGCCGAACTCCGCAAGGACAACTGGCTCATGCTCCAATTCGGAGTCGCCAAAGAGCTGGGACTAAGCCTGAGCGAAGTTCGGACCACAATGACCGCCGAGGAACTGATCGGCTGGAGCGCTTACTTCCAAATCCTCAACGAGGACCAGCAGAAGGAGCTCGACAAGGCCAAACGCCGCCGCTAGCCCGGCGGCTTTTTTACACCGTAAACTGAAGTACCAGAGTGTGACGTGGAGCCGTGGCCTACAGAGCCGATATTGAAATTGCAATCAAAGGCGCTTCTGAACTGGGACGGCTTCAAAACGACTTAGAAAATACTGCAAAGTCTATCAATAAAGTAAATGAACAATTAGAAAAACAAACATTACTTCCTTCAACCGTAAAAAATTTACGAAGTATTGCAAGTGAAGCAGAAACTGCAATGCGTTCTGCTGCCGCTGGAACAACTGTACAAAAACAAGCTATAGATACGTATGTAAAATCTTTAGTCGCAGCGGAGCGAGAAGAAAAAAATTTAACCGCAGCTATTAAACAGCGCCAAAAAGAATTAGGTGCGACAAGTGGTATGTCCGGACGAAGAGCTGAATCTTTAGCTCTTGGTGTTGGTTTTCCGCTGCTATTTGGAGGCGGTCCTGGTGCTGTATTGGGTGGTGCAGCAGGTTCTTTTATTGGCGGGGGTTTTGGAGGTCAAATTATTCTCAGTGCTCTTGGTGCAAAAATAGATGAAATTACAGCCGCTGCCGCTAAGGCTGGAGAATCTCTTACGTCTACTAGTAAAGCATTTGAATACGTAAAAGAAAATTCTCTATTTAGCTCTGATGCAGCGGCTGCCCATGCAGCAGAACTAGAAAAAGAAGGAAAAGCATCTGAATTAGCTAAATTTTTAACGGGAGAATTAGCCAAAGTTATTGGTAATGATGGAGTTGCAGCAATGAAAAATTTAGGAGGAGAAACTACGCGTCTTAATCAGGAATGGAAGGCTTTAGGTTTACAAATTCAAGCATTTATAGCGGGTCCTTTGGCATCTCTATTCAGTGCTCTTTCTAGTGGACTTAAAGTATTTACTGTTCAAAATAGATATGCGGCTTTAACTAAAGATCTTTCTCCAGCAGATTTGCGTGCTCTTAAGGCAGCTGAAACACCTTTACGTGTAAGTAAAGGTCGAGCAGGATCTGATCTACCGATAGCCGCAATGGAAACATTGATAGGTAGATTTGAAGGGAGACGTTTGTCTGCAAGAACAGGTATATCTGTAACTGCAACAGATCTGCAATCTATTACGGCACCAAAAGGTAAAAAACCATCCGATGCGGCAGAAAAAAGAGCAGAAAAAGAAGCAAGTAGAGTTGCTAAAGTTGTTAAAGATTCAGAAGCAGAAGTAGAAATTACTCGTATACAGTTAAGCCTACAAGAACGTATTTTTACAGCTGAACAAAATAAAGATACCTTGTTAGCTGCACGACTGAAAGGCGAACAAGCTCTACTTGATTTACAGTATCAAATAGCGCAAAAACTTTCAGAAGAAACTGATCCTATTGCTCGCATAGCTATTACAAAAGTAGGTATAGCTAAAGTAGATCAGCAATTACTTGTAAATGCGCAAAATTTAAAGCGCATTGAAGAAGAACGAGCAACAAAGTTTAAAAGCGAACTTGCTGATTTAGATTATAAATTAAAGTTACGTACCGCATTTACAGAAGAAGCTCGTAGACAGTTAGAGATAGATTACCAAATTCAAAAGTTACGTGATAGTGCTGTATATTCAGAAGATCAATTAAAAACAATAAGAGCAAAAATGGTTTCTGTTTCTGCTCCTTTAACAGAGCAAGAAAATCTACAAAAAATGTATGCAAATATGAATAAGGAGTTACAGGATATGATTAGTCTTAGTAATCTCGCTGGGTCTTCAGCTAAAAATATCGGCAGTGCTTTTGGTCAGGCCTTCCAAGATGTCGTTAATGGCTCTACTACAGCTCAAGATGCCTTAGCAAAAATGATGCAACAAATCGGGGAGAACTTTGTTGCTATGGCCGCGCAAATTATTGCCCAACAAACAACGATGATTATTTTGGGTGCCATCATGAAAGCCCTCGGCGTCTCCATGCCAGGTGGTGGTGGTGGAGGCGGCGGATCGACAGATGCGGTTACCAATTTCAATCTTGGCGCAGCCCAGTATGGTGGCGGCCTGGCAGGAGGCGGTCCAGCCCGCGGTGGAACACCTTATCTGGTTGGCGAGCGCGGTCCCGAGTTGTTTGTGCCTGGTACCAGCGGTGGGATTATGTCCAAT